CCACTCCATAGCGCAACAGCAAGGGCGGTTCTTCGGAGCCGCCCTTTTTCTTTGGGCAAGTGAGAGCCCCCGCCAGCCCTCAACGATCCCGTCGCGCGCCTTCAACAAGCCCGTGACATCACCGCGCACAGGAGGTGACCCCATGCGCAGACCCAGCCGGGGAGCGTGCTCCCTACCTATTTCGATGTCACGAGGATTCGGTACGTGAGCCCCGATGAGCGCGACCGCTTGGTCAGGGTCGAGGCCGGGTACGAGCACCTGGCGGGGAAGGTCGAGGGCATGGACAAGAAGCTGGATGAGCTTCTCCAGGCCGCGGCGATGGGGCGGGGGGCGTGGTGGTTGCTCCTGAAGCTGGGCGGGCTCGCGGTGGCGTTCGTGACCGCCGCGGTGTGGGTTTGGGACCGCCTGCAGAAGTTCTTGGGCCATTAGATGCCCGCGAACAAGAAGCCTCCCCGCGAGAGGGTAGAGGCGGCGTTGCGGCTCGTGCGCGAGACCGGCAACGTGAGCAGGGCGGCCATCGTTCTGGGGATGCCCCGGCAATCGCTCCAGACATGGATCGCCAAGTACGGCCATTGGCTGGACGAGCCGCCACCGGAGCCAAAGCGGGCGCCCCGCGTGGTGGTCACGGAGGAGCGACCACGGGTGCGTGTCGTCCCGGCCGGCAAGACGCTCCGGGTCCTGGCGATCGGCGACGCACACGACTCCCCCGGGCTGCCCAAAGACCGCTTCCACTGGATGGGCCGCCACGCTGCGGACAGCCGCCCGGATTGGGTGGTGCAGATCGGCGACTTCCTGACGCTGGACAGCCTGAACAGCCACGACGGCAACCACACCCTCAACGGCCGGGCCAAGCCCGCCTATCTGGCGGACATGGCGTCGGGCAAGGAGGCGCTGGACGCGTTCAACACCGCCCTACCGTCCGACTACGCACCGCGGCGGCACATCACCCTTGGGAACCACGAAGAGCGCATCTGGAAGTGGACCAACACCGCTCCAGAGACGGCCGGGATGATGGAGCATGAGTTCACCTCGATCCTCGACAGCGCCGGCTGGAGTTGGGGCCGGTTCGGGGAATTCTTCTTCCTGGGCGGAGTGGGGTTTACCCATGCCCCGCTTAACAGGCTTGGAAAGCCCTACGGCGGGAAGAATTCTGAGCAGACGATTGCCAACGACGCCTGCTTCGACATCGTTTCCGGTCATTCCCACATCGGCCGGCAGTGGCGGGCGCCGAAAATCGGCCCGTCGCAGCACGTCACAGTCCTGAACCTCGGCTGCGCCCTGCCGGACGGGCACGTTGAGGAATACGCCAGGATGAGCACGACCGGCTGGACCTATGGCGTCTATGACCTCGTGATCAGCGCGGGCCACATCGCCAGCGCGTCATTCGTCCCCATGGCCGAGCTGCAGCGCCGCTACGGCTGACCCACCCACACCAAGGACCACCATGACCGACCGTAAGGACGGCCGGCGCGTCTACACGTGCGCCGTAGCCGATCTCGTCATCCGGCGGGAGGGGGAGACAGTCAAGCTCCTCCACGGACCCGCCCTCTCGCTAGTCCTGCACATGACCGTAGACGAGGCGAAGCGGCTCGGCCGCGCGCTGCTGGAGGACTGACCCATGGCCGTCACCACTGCGCTGCGGCTGCCCCGCGGCGTCCGCAACCACAACCCCGGCAACATCCGGCGCACCAAGACCGTGTGGCAGGGGCAGGCGGTAAAGCAGACCGATGACGAGTTCGTCTGCTTCGAGACCCCCACCATGGGTCTGCGGGCGCTGATGAAGGTGCTGCTCTCCTACTACCGCACCCACGGGCTCAACACCGTGCGGAAGATCATCCAGCGGTACGCCCCGCCGAATGAGAACGACACCGAGATTTACATCAAGTCCACGGCCCACCGGCTTGGGGTGGACCCTGACGGGGCCATCAATCCGGCAACCCCTGACATGCTGGTCGCTTTGGCTAAGGCCATCTGCCGGCACGAGTGCGGGCCAGCTCCACAGGGCCAACCGCTCAACTGGTATTCCGACGACACCTATGAGGAGGCGGCGCGTCTCGCGCTGGGGAAATGATGCTGCAGGCCCTTCTCCCGATCCTGGGCGGCGTCTTCGGCCAGGTCGCCAAGAGCATGTTCCCCGACCCGGCCGACGAGCTGAAGCGGCTGGAGATGCAGAACCAGTTACAGCTGGCGGTGCTGGCGCAGTCCGGAGCGATCGAGGCCGCGGCGGCGGACATCGTGAAGGCGGAGGCGCAGTCCGAGCATTGGCTGGCGGCCAACTGGCGCCCGGTGCTGATGCTCACTTTCGGCGGGTTGATCGTCGCCCGGTGGTTCGGCTGGGCGGCGCCGAACCTGACGGAGGCCGAGTACATCAAGCTCTGGGACATCGTGCAGCTCGGTCTTGGCGGGTACGTCATCGGCCGGAGTGTCGAAAAGATCGCGCCCACCATGGCCGAGGCGCTGAAGAAGCGCTAACTGAGGGCCATGCGCCCCGAAGAAACCCTCTCCCAACTCAGGTACATCAACTGCGACGTATGGTTTACCTGCGGTAGCGCCCACTGCTGGCACGCTGTCTTCAAGACCTATGACGAGCTGATCGCCTCCTATGGAGAGACCTACGAGACCCACCGCCTCAAGGCCCGCATGAAATGCACCAGATGCGGTCATGTAGGGGCCACCATGTCTCTACAGTACCGGCAGGGTCCGGGGACAGGGTGGGGACGGTTGGGAGGCTAGAGGGCCGGGTTTCCACCGGCTGCGGCTAGGCCAAGGGCTGCGCCTTCGTAACCATCACCTCTGCCGGCGGGGGCAGGGCTCGCGGGGCATCCGTCCGCGCCTACCATCTCCGGCCCCGCCTTGGCGACCGATGCCCGGTCCCTACGCGCTGCCGTCGCGCGATCTTTTGCTGTGGGCCGGGTTGGTTACCGGCTCCATCTCAATCCGGGGTCGAACCGGATGCGCCCTGATGGCCCCGGTAGCTTTTCGGGGCACGTCCTTCCGTGCGGCCACAGCCCTAAAAACCTAGCAGAATCAGCGGGAATCGTCTACTATTAGCTGGTCAAGGCGAGTGCGGGTCGCCCTTTGCGCCAGTGAGGGGCGACCCATTTCAAAGCGCCCTGCGCACGCTGACCGTCACCCGGTCATTCTTCTCCGCGGTCTTTGCCCACTCTTCCACGATGCCCTGTACTCCAGCCCCCACCTTATCCGGGGGACAGGAGAAGCTCTGTGTCTGACTGCCCAGGTGCGCCCCGCCGCGCCAGCTCTCTACGATGAACTGCCAGTTTGCCATCCGACACCTCCGGAGAGGTGAACGCTACTCCGGCCGCCTTGTCCTACAGCCCTCCATGCGGCAGCCCTCGGAGCGGTTCTGCTTGGCCGGCATGACCCGCAGCAGAGCCACACTGGCGCAGGTCTCAGGCGCCCACCCGTGGACCCAGCACATCTTCGCCGGCCACATGTGGTCGAGGTCGTAGCCGTGCTTCCGGCCCCTGAGCCCGTCCGGATCAATCCACGCCCGGTACTCCCGGTAATTCCTCTCCGTAACCCTATCCACCTCCCTCCTATACTCATCATACGACTGCCCACATCCACATAGGACAAGGCAGAGCAGGAGGGAGAGGGGGCGCATAATCGTTCCTTTTCTACAGCCGGGTCGTGAGGCCGTTAGCCTCCGAGGTGGCGTTGAACTTCTCGCGGACGGCTGCGGCAAGGTCGATGCCGGCGGTCATGGCGAGCAGGTCGGCGCAGATGATGACGTCGGCCAGCTCGGCTGCCAGGGCCTCCTTGGTCGCTCGCGACCCGCGCCAGCCGTGCCGCTCGCGCTCCAGCTTCTTGACGACGTTGCAGGCTTCGCCCGTCTCGCCCGCCAGCTCAGTGGCGCGGAACGACAGATCGGGCACGGCTCCGTTGTCGCACCACTCGTCCTGGCGGCGGGCGTTGGCATCGCGGAGGTCGGAGAGATTGACGGTCATCTGAAACACCCCTCAGTTTTCGGCCCCTACAACTCGTCTCGGGCCTGGTTGAATAATCAGGATTGCAGGGGAGCCTTTTTCAGGCTGCCCCGGTGAGGCGCGGCCTAGCTGGGCCGTTCATCCTTGCTCGGAATGGCCGTTGAGGTCATACGATCACCCCGCTGGTCATGGGGTGGGGCGGAGGACTCTGCGAGAGCGAGAATCGCGTCGGCGCGGTCGTAGTGGCCGCCAAAAAGCAGCTGCGCGTCGTTGGCCTCGCATGGCCCGTTCCAGCCGTTTGGCAGGACACATGGGGGCAGCCCAATAACCTGGCGCTCGCATCGGACAGAGCACGACGCGCGTGCGGCGGCCTCGCGAAGGTCAGCCTTCTCGCCCCTCATGAGAACACCCCGCGAACAGGACTGACGCGAGACTGACGCGAAACCCCCGGTTTCGGGCGCCGTGTTCTTCCGTTGTTCTCCGTGGTGTACCGTGGGAAATCAACGACTTGACCGTATGGCCATTGCGTTGACATCGTAGGGGTCACAGGTTCAATCCCTGTCGCGCCCACCATCCGAACCAAGGACTTAGGGGCTGACGCGCCAAGCGACTGACGCGACGACTGACGCGAAACGCTCATTTCGCACCTTCTGATACAGAGACCAAAGCGGGAACGAAGCGACCCTTCACCAGCCGCTTGGAAGCGGTCTGCAGGGCGCTCACCTCGGCGCACCACTCGTCCACCGCGGCGGCGGCCTCGCGGCAATAGTCGGGGTCGTGTGGGCTGTAGATCATCGTCGTGCTGTGCTCGGTCACCACGAGGTGGGACAGGTAGATGCTGATCTGATCGCCCGGCACGCCCTTGCGCCGCATGTAGCGGGGCAGCGTGTGGCGGAAGCTGTAGGGGGTGATCCCCTCGGCCTCCGGATGGCAGATCATCGCCCGGCGGCGGCTCTCCGCGTCCCGCTCCGCGCGCGGCAGCCCGTCCAGGGGCGGCAGGCTTGCGAGCTGCTCCGGGGTCGCGGGGAACGCCCGGGCGCGCATCAGCGCCCATGCCTTGCTGATCGACTTGACGGCCCGCGGCATCTTCGCCTTCTCGGCGTTGTCCCGGTTCCTGATCCGCCTGCCGCTCGGCGCCTTGACGAACGCCACGACCGGGCCGATGGCAGGCCAGTCCGCCAGGTGCGCGTCCCATGTGCGACAGATCGGGATGATGCCTCTCCGCTTCTTTGTCTGCTTCCGGCCGGGCGGCAGAAGATTGCAGTATCCTTCGTCCCGCCGGCACATGCTGGCATTGAGGTCAAGTATAGCATCCGGGCGCGAGATAGTACACGCCAAAGAGACCAGGAAGCGCCACAAGTGGTCGGGCCCTTCCGCTGCAGCGTCGAACAAGCGCGCAGCTTCGCGAACACTGATCGGGCGCCCCTTTGGCTCTTTCGTGCGCTTGTCCTCTGCCGTCTCAACGTCTGGTATGAACGGCGCCTTGACTATGGTATTCTCTTTGTCGGCCAGCTTGAGCGCAGCGCGGCCGGAGCTGAGAACCTTGGAGATGTAGCCCGAGGACAGGGGCTTGGGACCATGGGACCGCTGCCCGTTGCCGGCGCTGGTCGTCTGCTCACCGAGCCACTTGATGAAGGCCTCGATCTTTTGGGGCGTCATGTCGGTCACCAGGGCGTCGCCCCAGTAGTCCGTCCAGAACCGCAGCTCGGCTTTCGCCTGCGTCTCGCTCGGCCCACCGCGGCGCACCTTCAGGAAGTAGTGGCGCAGGACGGTGGCGAGGGCGACTTCAGGGGCCGGGGGAAGGGGGGCTTCGTACTCTTCGGCCAGCCACTTCAGGAGGGCTACTTTCGCGTCCCCCAGATCGCCTGTGCCGAGTGTAAATCGGTCCACGCGGCCGGTGTCGGGGTTGTAGCGGGCGCGCTGGAGCTTGGCAGTGCCCGCGCGGCGGACGATATCCCACCCGCCCGCGCTGTAGAGCTTCTGGTCTTGATCCGCTTTTCTGGGCGGCATTGCTTGGTCCCTCGCTCCAGGTAGTCGAGAAGGTGTTCCTGACGGTATCGCACCTTCCCGCGTCCGATGACGATGTAGGTGATCTGGTCGGCCCGACGCTCTCGCCCCAGCCGATCGGCCGACATGCCGAGGTACTCGGCGGCCTCCTCCTCGGTGTAGAGCTTGGGAAGGCCGATGACTTCGGTCATTTCTCCCCCTTCTCCTCCAGGAGGGCGGCCAGCGGCAGATTGCGTATCGTCTGGGCGATTCTCAGATCGCGCTCGCACGCCGCTTTGTGCTTGAGGTCTTGTAGGAAGAGCGGCGCACTCTCGACCGCAAATGCAGCCCGCTCCCGCATCTCCCGTGCTCCCTCCTCTCGTGCTTCCCGGATGGCCTGGGCGATAGCCTCTCGATATTCGCCGCTTCCAGTGTTCTTCGTGTAGAGCATGCGGACGATCTCCCGTGCCTTATCCTCTGGTGTCATCGGGACGCCTCGCCGGATAGGGCGGCCATTGTTGAGCTTTGCATTGGGCGCCCCTGGCTGCCCGACTTTGCGTCCAGGTAGCCGTCCTCATAGGCGCGAATGGCCACGGTCCGGAGAGCCTGTTTCCGCTCCTTCTCCAGTTCTTCGATGTGGGAGAAAAGAGCGATGATGTCCCTAGCCGCTTGCAGGTGCGCCTTCATAATGTCGTTCAGTGTCTTGACGGGAAGAAAAGTTCTCCGCTTGAGTTCCGCCAGTTGCTCTGGTGTCATCACGGGGCCTCATTGTGTGGGGAGGTGCCGTCCTCTTGTGTACTCGCCAACGCCAACCGCGTTGGCTCGGCATCCGGTGCTGCTTCGGGACCGGGCGGTGAAACTTCGTCAGCCGGCAGAGGTGCCCAGTGGGTAGGGTTTGCGACTTCTTCCCACTCGCTGCCGGCGCGGAACCACCAGTCGGGGATGTAGCAGTTCCCCTCGTCCTCGCTCCCATGATACGAGCCGCCCCATACCAGGACGTGAGGGCCGTCCGGCACCCGCCCAAGCCCCTCAGCGTGGGCGGCATAGGTGGTGATGCGCTTGCCCTTATCGTCTTCCCAGAACGGATCGGCAGCGTGGCTGCAGAGGCCAATGATGGGGCGATCCTTCGGCGCCGTCTCGATCGGCTGCCACCTGATGAGGTCTTTCATCACGCACCCTCCCCGGTGGTGGGGGGCGTGGGAACGGGCATCCAGTGGGTGGGTCGCATCACGTCTCGGCCCGGCCAAATTGACCACTGGCCGCCCCGCGCCTCATCCCAGAAGCCAACCCGTACAACCATTCCGACCCCGTGCGTCGTAATCAGAATGTCGCGCCCATCCTTCGGCGCGCCGTCCTCGATCCGCCGCCACGCAACGGCTGACGAAGTTTCACCACCGTCGCGGCGAAGGGTTCCAGTTGCCGAGGACGGGCCGTTCAGCCCGGCCGAGTGAACCAAAGTATTCGCATCCTCCCCACCGGATGACGGGGAGGCGGAGAGGGCTGCTTCAGCGACCAATCCGACGATAACGGCGACTGTGGCGTCGCCGCCGAACCGCTCATTGACCCGGCGCTCGATGATCCCCGGCAGGGTGTCTGCCCGCAGCGCCTCTTCCAGCCTCTTGACGCGTGCTTCGGCTGCGGAGAGTTGATCGCACAGGGCAGCGATAGGGCCTTGGGGGTGACGGCCGGTGGCGGCGTCCAACTCGTCCCAAACGCTCTTGAGCGTCTCGCTCATGGGGTGACTCCAAGATCGCGTTTGGCTTTCCAGTTCAGATACTTCTGGTCAGCCGTTGTGAGTGGGGCGCCCGGGTAAAACTTCGTGCACCGTGGTCCGCGCTCGTCCTCGACCCACTCCTTCGGGTATTCCGGGTCGTCCTCGCCAAGCAGCAGCGTGGCAGTGAAAATCTCACAGGGGTTGCGCTCGTGGTCCTCGTGGCGGCACCTGACGCACCATGCGGAGTAGAACACGTCGCCCTCTGTGCCGTTGGAGGGCCGGTACGGGCGCGTCTCGCTCATGGGGTGTTCTCCTGCATAGCCTCACGCATGGCGCTATCCGGGCTCTTCGCCGCGAACTCCTTCGCCAGTGCCAGGCTGTTGATTGCGTACTTCCGGTCGAAGGCTTGGTGGCCTATCGCATGCTGTTCCCTGTGATGGGCGGCACAGCAGGGGATCGCGGACCAGTCGGCCGGCTTGATGCCCGTTCCTGCTTGGTGGCCCTGGCGGACGTGCGCCACTTCAATGGGGCCGTCCTGGCATCCGGGGACCACGCAGTAGAAGCCGCGCAGCCACTTACGATGCCTCGGCCACTCACGCTTGGGGCCTCGGAGGATGTTGCTGACGGTCTTGGGGCGGCGGGCGGGCAACGTCATGCTGCCACTCCCACCAGCTGCGCCAGCTCGCTCGCCAACGTCTCCTTGGGCACACCCGGCAGCAGATCGGCCGCGACGTAATCCACGACGCGCTCCCAGAACTGCGCCCAGGCGATCCCGTCCATTTTGTTGAAGGCGATGGAGTCCGGGATGCAGGTGATGTTCCCGTTCCGCTCCTGGATGATCTTCGCGCACCCGCACCGGAGCTTGATCAGCGCGTGCACTTCATCCGGGGTGTAGGGGGAGTTGTCCGAGATCATCCCCACCAGCACCCAGTAGCGCTTGTGCCACTGGAGCGAGCGGGGGCGCTTGATGTCCACGCGAACGGTGTCGCCCAGCTTCACCTTGCGCAGGATGTCTGCAGCAAGGTCGTTTGCAGGCTCCAGACCGCGAAGGGTCTTGCGCATGATGAGAGGGGCTGCCATAGTGCTAAGTACCTGTTCTCAAAAAGGAATCTCGTCGTCCAGGTCGATCGGTACTGCGGTCCCCGCCTGGCGCTGCGTAGGCGCGCTGTCCTGCTGTCGGCCGCCCTGCAGGGTCAGTTCCGAGACGCTGCACTCCAGCGAGACGCGGGGCTCTCCGTTCGCCTCGTAGATGCGGACGCCCGCCTGTCCGATGACGGTGACGCTGGTGCCCTTCTTGAGGTAGTCGGCCAGCTTGCCGCCACGGTCCCCCCAGATGGCGCAGTCCACCCATTGGGTGGCGCGCTCGTTGCCGCGGCGCACGTCCACGGCGACGGAGAAGCGGAGCACCTGCTTGCCGCTCTGGGTGGTCTTCAACTCGCTGTCCCGGCCCAGCTTGCCGGCTGCGGTGAGGGTGAGCATTCTCAGCCCTCCCCGCCCGCGATGAACTTCTCGATCTGGGTAGCGGTGGGCGCCTTCCAGTTCAGGATTTGCCCCGTATCCAGGTCGATGTTCAGGATCAGGTAGTCGCCGTAGTGCTCGCCCGGCATGAAGCTGGGCACGTAGCCCTCGTAGTCCTTGAGCGTGTCGCCGTTCTGGTCGACCAGCTGCGCGCAGAATTCGTCGCGCACCTTCATGTGCAGGTTCAGGCTTTTCGCCTCCACCTGGACGGGCTTGGTCATGTTGATCTTCATCAGGCGGCTTCCTTCTGAGTGAGTTGGGCTTTGCGGGCGTCCTTGTGGGCGGTGACTTCATCCCGCGCCCGGTCGGTGAGGTGCTTGATCTGCGGCCAGTGCTCTTTCCAGAAGCCGGCGAGCTGGTCGGCGGTATCGCAGGTGTCCATGCCGAGCTTCAGGGCCTCGACGGCGGCGGCTTCGCCCGGGTGGGGTGCCGGTGTCTGGCGGGCCGGCGCACCGGAGCGGGTCAGAAGGCCCCGGAGCTTCTGGTACTCGCCTTGCTTGATGACGAAGGACTTGCCGCGGGGCTCGATCTCCACCCACGGGCTGTCCAGGTCATAGAGGTAGCGGCCCACCCCCCAGCGGACGGCGGCCCGCTTAAAGGCGTCGGAGAGGGCGCCCTTTTCCGCCTCGTGGTCCGTGTCGCCCGCCCCGTCTGCCTTCCAAATCCATTCGTCGCCGATGCGCAGGCCCAGCCGGCACACGGTCTTGCCGTTGGCGTGCGGGTAGTCGCACTGCCAGCCGGCCGGCCCGCACACCTCGTCCAGCCGCTCCATCACGTCCCGGGCGTCGATGTATGCCAGCGCCATCCCCTTGGATTTGTCCTGGGTGGTGGAGCCGACGCGCCAGGACACGCGGTCGGCCGGGAACGGAGCCGAGAGCTTGGCGAAGTCGATCGTCATTGTGCGGCCTCCAATCTCGGATGCAGTGTGTTGGGACCGGGCTCAAATGCGGCGCAGAGCCCGTACTTGTTGATGTCCTGGCACCGCTTGTACGGGGCGGTCTGCTCACCGGTGAGGAAGTCGGTGCCGGGGGTGACCGGGTGCTTGATGCAGAGCCACCGGTGGGGCTTGGCGCGGCAGCCCTCCGGCACGATCAGCGATGTGCATTGGGCGCAGACGGGGGTCATTCCGCCGCCACCTTCTGCACGGGCATCAGATCACCCACGTACTGGCGGACCCAGCGGAGGAGGATGCTCGGGTCGCGGGCGCGCATGACCCATTGCTGGATGCCGTCGCGGTCCCAATGAGAGGCCAGGTAGAGGCCGGTCGAGTGGAACTCGTCGTCAAAGCGGAGGTATCCGCCGATCTGCCGCTCGTAGCGGTCCAGCTCGGCACGGACGGCGGTGAGGTCGGTTGCCATTACCTCACCTTTCCGCCGAAACGCATGGACACCCGGCTATTCAAGCGAATGAAGTTTTGGTCCCTCGCCTCGATGGGCCGAAGGATGGACTTCATCATCTCGTAGGTATCTGAGCTTGGGTCCGCGTAAGACCTCTCCAGATCGTCCCAGCGGGCGACGAGCGCTGCCCAATAGCGATTGACCTCCGCCATCTTCGGGAGGCGCCCCCGCAACTCAGGGGCGGCGGCGAGCAGGCGCAGGCACCGGCCGAGATCGCCTTCATCGCTCGGATAGTGGCCATCGCACTCGTTCCCGGTGAGGTGAGCCGCCATGCACTTGGAGGACAGGCCCGTGTCTGCCCCAAGTGCCCACGACAAGACTTGAGCTTCTATGCTGCGAGCCATGGGTCAGCCCTCCGCGAACACGATGAGGATCAGGAACAGCAGGAGCCAAATCCCGCTGATCGCCAGGAAGTCCAGGAAGTCAGTGAGGAACCGACGTACCGGGCCATGGGTGGTGGGGGAGAGGGAGACCATCACCGCCCCTCCCCATTGGATGCCTTGGCGATGGCCCTATCAAAGGCGGCGAGCACCTCTTCCTTGGTGCGGCCCGGGGTATCGTTCCACTCCATGACGCTCTCGCTGTTAGTGGTCCGAGACAGGGCCTCCCAAGCTCCGTGATGCCCAATAGCGCTGTCCGATGTGTCTCCGCTCGCGCGCTTGATCGCCCCCACAGAGCAGAAGCAATCCGCATTGGGGGCCATCGGGTCGATGAGCAACCCCGCCGCGCGGGCCATGGCATCCTGTGTCCAGCCCACCTCAGAAATGAGGCGGCGGGCTTCGGCCAGCACCGCAACGACTGACGAAGTTTCGCCGACGCCCGAAGGCTGGCCGCTTGATGCCGAGCCGGCCGGTTGGGCCGGCGAGTGAACCAAAGAGTCGGTCATGTCAGCGGCCCTCCGCCTTAGCGATGGCGGCGCGGGCACCATTGATCCACTCGCGCAGCGCGCGCCCAGCGGGGCCGTCGCTGTAGTAGCAAGCGAACCCGTCAGCGAAATGGACGACGCCTTCAAGCTCGCGCAGAAGGTCTGGAGCAGCCGCTATCAAGCGGGCGTTGGCGATGGCCTCCGGCGTCCCCGTGTACGAGAACGTGAAGTCGTTGACCGCAAAGCCCTGGCTAAACACGACGACCTTATCGGCCACGTCGCTGTGGATCGACGGCCAACCGCTTCCCACGCCGCCCGTGTCGTTGATGAACACGTGCCAAGGCCCTGGTGTGTGCTTCGTCATGAACTGATCGGGGCCGCTTTATTTAGGCCGCACCCCGCCTCTCAGTTGAGATTGGGTTACTCGGCTGCCATCAGCACCGGACGGCCCGGAAGGGCACGGCGCAGGGCTTCTGCATGGCAGCGGAGCAGGTGTGTGTAGGTTCCCGCGTCCCGGCAGGCGGTGCGCCAGAACAGGGCCTTGCGGGTGGCGTCCTTCATGTGCGCCTGTTCGATGCCCGCATTCAGCATGTCGCCCTCACGGATCAGGCGAAGCATCTCGAAGCGGCGGGCGAGCATGGAGGCGCGGTGCTCACGGAACCGGCGCTCGCAGTGGAGCAGCTGGCGGTCACGGGCCGCTGCGTCTGCGCGGAGCCGCTCGGCGAACGGGTCGGTGGCTTCCCACTGTGCTTTGACTGCGGACCAGGTGGCCATCTCATCATCTCCACAAGGACCCCGGAGCAGCCGTGTTAGGGGCGCTCCGGGGGGGGTGCGGTTAGTTGGCGGTCGGGTAAGGGCCACCCCGGAGGCGCGGGATGACGTGAGCGACCTCTTCGCGAAGGGCGACCGTGTAGGGGCCCGCGGCGCCGACTTCCGAAGAGTGGGCGATGCACTTGAGAACCTGTAATGCGTCCTCTTCAGTCTCGAAGGACTCCATGAGGATTGGGGGCTCATTTGGGAGCATGCTTGAGAAGAGCCCCCAGGGACGGCCGATGCCATCCAACAGGTTGCGGCGATGCTGCGCCTCCAGTTCTTCGAAGAACTTCTCTGCGTTGGCGTCCGTCATTTTGGTCTCCATTACCGGGGCGGCCCGGCGTTACGGGTTGCCCTGAGCCGGGTTGTCAGTGAAGGCGCACGAGCGCTGCGCCACCGGGCTCAGACCGCCGGTCATTGCTCACCTCCATGCGTGCAGACCTTCTCATCCGGGGAGAGGCAGCGGTGGCACTTGGGGCATTGCCAGCCGAGGCGGCCGGGAGGCTGGTAGCCCGGGGAGGTTATCCGCGCCCACTCGCTGCGGAGTTCGTCCATGGAGTCCATCAGGAGAGTCGATGGCTTGACGCCGAGTGCGGCGGCGATGTGCACGATGTAGCGGGTCGCCCGGACCCGGCCGCTCTCGATAGCCTGGATGGACTGCGGCTTAACGCCGACACGGCGCGCCAACTCTGACTGTGAGATGCCAGCCTTCTCGCGAGCCCATTTGACCTGGGCGCCTAGGCTGCCGAAGTCGTCCGAAACGAAGTCGTCCGACACGAAGTCCGACAGGTCCACAAATGGGCCGCCAGCGAGTGTGTCCTCGGAGTGCGCCACCATGTCTGCCACCGTCATCGGCGGGATTGTCTGGGGCTCGCTCCGCATCGCCGCGTTGGCGTGGCCGGGCACTTCGCGCGTCACCCCCTCGGGGATCACGCCAGCAAGGGACCAGACTTCTTCGCGGGCGATGGGGGGATTGCCCCGGCCCACGAGCAGCGGCTCAAGTTTCCGCGCCAGATCGACCGAGATGTGAGACTTCCTGTAGTAGTCGGCGCTCTCGTAACGAGCCCAGCCTGACGGGCCAGAAAACCCCACGGCCGTCGCCACCTCGGAAATCGTGAGCCCAGCCCGCTCGCGCAGAGCTTTCAGCCATCCTGCAGCGGATACGGGCGGTGTCTGGAAGGGAACGACGGTCATTGCCCGCCTCCCGCAACCAGGGTCCGTCTCCAAGCCTGATAGCCTTGCTCGATGAGGTACTTCAGTACCTGCGTCTCAGACGGGCGGACTGCTTGGCTGTTCTGGACCTCGGCGACCATTGCCAGCGTCGAGGCGTCCAGGCGGTAGTTCTTCGGTTTGAGCATCACTCTCTCCAAAAAGTCCCGGCCGGGTTCAGGAGCCCCGGCCGGGGCTGGATAGAGCGGCAGGCCAATGATGTTCCCGCCGCACGTTCGGAGAGGGGCTACCTCGCTGGTCTAGGGCGGTGTCCCGATCGAACGTAAGTGCATCGTCACATAAAAATGCGATCTCCGCAACAGGGAAATCGCATCGTTATGCGACGATGACTTTTCGCGGGTGAGATTTAGGAGAGGGAAAGGCGCTCGGGCCGGTAGGAGCCGATCACCACGGCGTGGATTTCCACGCTTGCGGTCTCGCCGCTGTCGGTACCCTCAGTGGGCAGTTCGATTGGCTGCTGGTGCATGGGATGGGAGGAGCGGGGCCACAGCCAGGTGCGCCCGGCGTCGTCCACGGCGATTTCCTTGACCGTTCCTTCAGTCAGGCCGTCCGGCCCTTGGCGGTAAACCACCACTCGGTCGCCGTTCTGCAGCGCACCATCGAATTCATAAAACTTGACGCAAATGATGATCGTCCCCTCGGGGTATACGAGGTTCATTGACGGCCCGTTAACACGGAGGCCAAAAGCTCGCCGGGCATAGGACGAATTGACGGGCACCGTTATTTCTATTTGATCACTTGTGGGCCATTCCACGGCCTCTCTCCAAGCGCCAGCCTCAACGGAGCCTACTACTTTAATCCGAGGTAAACGGCTGTCAATGACGGTGACTCCACCCCCCGTCAGGCGGTGAATAGGGACGTGTGCAGCTATAGCCAGTTTCTCAAGCGTCTTCTGAGACAACGAGCTGCTCCGGCCGTGGAAGAAATTATAGAGCGAGCTGGAGGCTACCCCGGCGGCCTTAGCCCACGAGGCGATTTCCAGGTCCTTTTCCTTGATCAGAGAAGCGATGAGAGCGCGCCGCTTCTCGGCCTGCGGGTCGTTCTTCGGCATGGCCGCATAACACAAGGATGTGATGCGCTCCGCCACATCATCGTTATGCGATCCATCGTTGAACGTCGCATAATTATGTGATACCCCTGATGCCATGTTCAATGTCGATCAGATCATCGCCCAGATCAGGGCATTCGCTCGGGAGCGCGGCTTGCGTCCCGCCACTCTGGCACAGCAAGCCGGGCTTTCCCCCAACGCTCTTCGGGATTTCGACAGTTCCGACTGGAATCCTCGGACGGCGACCCTCCGGAAGCTGAGCGCCTATGTGCAGAGCGAGGTTGGTTCCTCGCAGCGGGGGAACCAATGACCGAGGAAGACCAGCTCCGCTTTGCCCTCGCCGACCTCCGGGTCAAGTGCTTTGCCGCCCTGAAGGGTTGGGGTTCTGTGCGGGAGGACGGGAAGTGGGAGGCGTGGAGATGGAAGGAGCTTTGCAGGGAGGCTGACTTGCTGTCCGCCTGGGCTTTCCTCGAAGCGCACCCATACATCAGAATCGCGTGGGATACGTCCCCTGTCAGGCCGATGCTGGCCGCTGATATCGGCTTGGCGGAGTAGCCATGCTCACCGCAGGCCGTACCACTTTCGATGCGCAAAACCGCCGGGTGCAGGTTGCGCATTTCACCATATCCGAGAATGTCGCCGATCAGGCCCCGCATGTCACGTGCGCGCACGGATTACCGTCCACCACCAAATCGGGGGTAGGCCACGTTCCGCGCTCTCTCCAGCGCGTCGTGGGCAAGCGGTCCCACCTGGGACACCGCTCCCCACACTCTCCCCTCCATGTCCGGGGGCAGGAGCACGGCCAGCTTGGCGGCGGCCCTCACGAACTCAACGGCTGCTTGGTCGATAGCGTGTCTGTCCATGGCGCCATTAACCGCCCGTTCACCAAACCCGTAAATTCCAAACGATTGGGGGGTTTTCACCCATGACGCTCTATCGGGCGCCCGGCACCGTGGCCGACACGTTGGCCCGTGTCATCCGTCTCTTCAGCGAAGAGGAAGTCATCCGCGCCACCGGCAAGCGGCTGAGCTTCTTCTACAAGGCCAGCCATCCGAACAGCCGGACGGAACTGGACCTGGACGACGCGGCCAGCCTGGACGCGCTCCTGGAGAGCAAGGGCTACCAGCCGGAGTTCATCCCTCTGGCCCTTGAGCAGAAGGCCGCGACGCTGCGCCGCCTCGGCGGCTGCCAGCCGGTGGCGGTCTGCATCCATTCCGAGCTGCACCGCCTCGCCGCGGACGTGGGCGACCTCTGCCGCGTCGTGGACCGGGCGATGGAGGACGGCCAGCTCACCCCGCCCGAGCGCCGCGACATCGCCCGCGAGAGCCAGGACGTGATGGACCGCGCCCGGCTGATCCGGGATCACGTAGAGCCCCCGGTCGCCAACGTCACCCAGCTCCGGGAGACCGCGTGATGATCGCCGCCGACCACCTCCGCTCCTTCGTGGAGCGCATTGAGCGGCTGAACGAAGAGATCAAGGGCCTCAACGACGACAAGTCCGAGGTCTTCAAGGAAGCCCGCTCCATGGGCTTCGACGTGAAGACCATGCGCGAGGTGATCAAGCGCCGGGCGATGGAATCCAACGACCGGGACGAGCGGGACGCCCTGCTGGAGATGTACTGGTCCGCGCTCCACTCCGGCGCCTCGTGCGCGCACGTACGCGAGGAGGCCGCGTGATGAAGGTAGCTCCGGAGCTTCGCGAGCAATTCCGGGCCGACTGGGCCAACGGCGTTGATATCGCCGAGATGCGCCGCAAGTACGGTCTCGGCCACAACATGGTGCGGAAGACGGCGAGGGAACTGGGCGCGTCCCGGTCGGAAGAGTATCTGTCCCGCATCCGCGCCCTGGCGATCGCCAACATCGTCCGGAACAACCAGGCCCGCGCCCACCCGCCGGAAATCAAGCCGGGGGACGCGCCGCCGCCCCCGACAGAGTTTGGCTATGTGCGGGGCATGGACATTGCCGCGGTCTACGGCTCCCGTCGCTATGGCACCTGCATTGAGGCCATCCGGGACGTAGGCAGCACCCACGCTATCAGCCGTCCTGACAGCATGTCCGCCCCTTCCTCGCTGCTGAGGGTGGCATGATCGACGTGACCATTCCCGTTCCCCCATCCTCCAACGCGCTCTTCCGCAACGTCCCCGGCAAGGGTCGCGTGAAGACCGGAGACTACAAGCGGTGGCTTAACGAGGCGGGCTGGCAGCTGCTGGCCCAGAAGCCCGCGCCCATCACCGGCCGGGTCAACCTCACCCTCGACGTGCAGCGCTCCCGGGGCGACGTGTCCAACCGCGTCAAGGCCGCGGAAGACCTCCTGGTCCGTCATGGACTGATTGAAGACGACCGCCTTGTGCAGTCCATCACCGCCCGCTGGTCGGATGAGGTGGTGGGCTGCCGTGTCATGGTGGAGGCCGCATGACCATCGCCGTGGTCCCGATCGACTTGCGAGAGGCGAACGCCTTCGTTGCCAGCCACCACCGGCACAACAAGCCGGTGCAGGGTGCCCGCTTCTCTATCGGCGCGAGCATGGACGGGCAACTCTGGGGAGTTGCCATTGTGGGGCGCCCGGTGGCTCGCATGCTTCAGGATGGGTTCACAGCCGAAGTGACCCGTCTGTGCGTCCGTGACGGGGCGCCCAAGGGGACTTGCTCGTTCCTGTACCAGCGTGCCTGGCGCATCTGGCAGGGCATGGGCGGGAAGCGCCTAGTGACTTACACGCTGGCGTCAGAGCCCGGCTCTAGCCTGCGCGGAGCGGGATGGAAGCTCGCAGGGGAAACGCCTGCGTCCGATGGCTGGTCAAAGTCGCGCCCAGGCCGGAAGTGGCAGCCGGTCTACGGTCAGCAGAAGTTTCGGTGGGAGGCCGCATGACGACCCCCACTGACCTCCGCATCCGCGCCCGCTCCCGCTGTGCAGAAGCACGCCAGGAGACGGCCCGTCAGTACCAGCTGACCCATGACCAGCTCCGCCGTGAGGTAGAGAGCCGACAGGCCCGCCAGCAGGCATCCGCAGAGCGCAAGACACTCTGGGGCGTCCTCCTCGCCAGGCTCACGCCCAGGGGGAATGCATGAGCCTGTCCCCGGCCATCATTGATGCCTTGGTGGCCTCTGGCGTGAGCGCGGAACAACTCGGCGCAGCGATGAAGGCTGCGCTTCAGGCGGAAGAGTCTGCCCGGGCGGAGCGCAGGGCAAAGGCAGCAGAGCGCCAGCGCAAGAGCCGCGCCGGCCGCAAGCTGTCACGAGATGTCACTGTGACAGAGCGTGACTCACGCGAACAGAACGTGACCGCCCCTGATGGTTCCTGTCCCCCAGACCCCCTTAACCTCCTTAACCCAGATACCCCCCCTTCGCCCCCTAAAGGGGGCTCAGTACCCCCACGGAAACGGGCAACCGAGGGCAGTCGCTTGGCGACCGACTTCGAGCTGCCCGACGACTGGCGAGCCTGGGCGATCAGTGCCGGGCTCGACCCGCCGAGGGTGACGCTGGAGGCGGAGAAATTCCGCGACTTCTGGTGCGGCAAGCCCGGCAAGGACGGCCGCAAGTCTGATTGGCCCGGAACATGGCGGAATTGGGTCCGCCGAGCCCTGGAGAGCCCGAATGCCCGACAATCACCTGACCGCCATCGCTACGCCGAACGCCGTGGCGGGTTTGGCACAGTGCTCGCCGAACTTAGCGAAGGCCTTGGAGACCCCCACGGAGGGCTATCAGGGGCCGGACGGATTCAGCCTTCGCCCGACGACCTGGAAGTGCCCTTCCAATCCTTCAGCGGAGCTGCGTAGGGAGGCGAACGAGCGGGCCGCCTCGCTGTCCGTCAACCTCCGGACGCCGGCCACCGCAAACCACTGCGCCCGCTGGCTGGCGAGCCTCGGAAACCTCGTGGCCGGGCAGATGAGCGCCCAGGACGTGCGGGACAAGCTGACCGCCTACGCCGGCAACCTCGACTACCCCGCCGGGCTCTACACCCAGGACAGCCTGAAGGCGGCCGGCAAGCGCTTCAAGTGGTTCCCCTCCTTCGCCGAGCTGACTGAGTTCCTCGACGCCCGCAAGGCCGACATGGAGGCGGAGCTATCCCGCTGCCGAGCGATCGCCCGAGGCGGGAACGACGGCGGATCGGCCCCGGCAGCACCGGCCAACCACCGCACCGAGCGCACGCCAGAAGATTGGGAATGGGCTCACAAGCTCGTTGCCGACGCCACGCAACGCATCACCGCAGCAGCACAGGGACGCTGACATGAGACAGGCCGGCATCAACCCCCGAAACCGCACCGATCTTTGCGGGAGGCAGACAATGACCGAAAGCAAACAAGGCCCCGGTCAGACGCTCCGCCTCAACGAGATCGCATTCGATCTGCTGGACCAGCTGACGCTGGAGCAGCGGCGCGCTCGCGGGCGCCCGATCCGCAAGCATGACCTCCTTGTGGAAGCGGTCAACGATCTCTTCCGCAAGTACGGCAAGCCGCCCGTCGCATGACCGCAGCCATCCAAGCCAACCCGCAGAGGTGAGGAGATGGGTCTCCGCTCCGTCTTCCACGACTTCGACCCTGACACGTGGTTCTGCACCCGCTGCGCCCACTCGATGGGTGAGGCCATGACGGATGGGTCATGGGTCTGCCCAGCAACCGACAACGTGACAGGCATAGCCCACCTCATTGCGAGACGCAGGGCGGATCAGACCTTCAGAGACAGACAGGGGTAGGGGAGATGGAGCATTGGGAATGGCCGCAGTGGGTCTACGCCGGGCTTTTCGCCTTCAGCGTGCTCATGAATCTGGGCCTGCATGGTGAGCCGCGCACCGGGAAGTACAACGGCGGTGTTGGGCTGTTCAGCGTCGGCCTGGCCTCCTGGATTCTGTACTGCGGGGGCTTCTGGTCATGACCCCCTCCGATCTCAGAGAGAAGGTGGCGAGGGCGATCTGCCGGGCCGAGCACCCAATGGCGGACCTGGATGCCGAATATGGCTTCAACTGCGCCAGTGAGTTTGTGCCGGGTGGCGAAGGGGGCGAGACGAAGCCTCACGCTTGGCTCTGGTATGTGGGCCACGCAGACGCAGCCCTCAAGGTCGTCCTGACCCACTGTGCGGAGATGGCGGAGCACAACGCCCGGTTCGCATACGGCTACCACGCCCGGCGGACAGGCGAACTGATCGCCCAATCCATCCGCTCCCTCATACCGGAGAGCAAGTCGTGAGCAAGCCCGCACGCAAGCGCAAGTCGCAGCACCCCACCTCAGACCTCGGCACTCCTGAGAGAGCCAATCACGGCGGCATCTCCCTAGAACCCGTAGACCGTGACCTACGGGGCAACGTCCGCCAGATGCGGGCGCATGTCCGTGTAGAATGCGTCCTGGACGCCTACTGGACACGCTGCCAGATCATCGACCGTCAGCGGGAGGCGGGGCTACGCTTCCGCGACCTGTGGGAGCGCAGCACCACGGTTCCCCGCGTCACTGCCCGGTATGACGAGCGCACCCCGGCCGGCGGCTCTGCAGACGCCACAGCGCGCATCCAGGACGCCAAGGAGCGGCTCGCATCGGCCCTGCGCCAGATGCCAGCCCAAGAGGCCATGGTGACCATCGCCGTCTGCGGCCATAACGAGTGGGCCGGAGGCACCCGCAGGTTGGAGGCGTTGCGCCGCGGACTCACCTCCCTTGCCGATTACTGGCGTATCGAGATGGCGGCACGCACAGCATGTTGACACGCGCACGTTTCCCCGATAGGTTGGGGTAGGCTCGCGCGAGCCGCGTCTAGGCGGCGTTCACAAGCCGGACTTCCACGCGTTTGCCCATCACCGCTAGAGCGGATTGGAATTTGTCGGCCTGAGATGGATGGCGCGGATCAAGGAGCCTGTCCACCTGGGGGCGGTGCCATGATAGCCGCCGGGCAAGTTCAGCTTTTGACCATTTCAGCTCTAGCATGGCTTGGTGAATGGCTATTGCCAGGCTGGCTTGCACGGACGGGAGTATGGCGCGCCCTTCGCGCACTTCCTGGACCTCTGGGATTTGATCCTTGTGGGCGATCCTTGCGGCAATCGCTTCCTCCAGGGCCGAAATGGCATTTGTGAGCGCGTCGGCCTCGTCTTCGCCAAAGGTGGTCAGTTCGGGGAAGTCCGGAGAGGTCACGAGGAACGTTCCATTATCGTCTGGGGTCAGTTCGATCCTGTAGCCGATGTGGGACATGTGTGGTGTCTTTCGCAGGCGGGTTGATTGCTCATTTTAGGCCAAGGTCCTTCTTGATCTTGTTGACCAAGCCAGTGCCAAGTTCCTTGGCCGCCCCATGCATGGGGAGCTGGGATGTCTTGTCGCCCAGGATCACTGTGAGGTGGCCGCTGCCGCCTTTGTGGCTCTCGAACTGGCACCCTTGTGCCTTGAGCCATTTCTTGAGTTCCTGAGCGTTCATGCATGCAACATAGGTGTTGCGCGCGGCGTTGTCAATTACAATGCAACACGTATGTTGCTTCTGGGTTCCGACAGACTGGCCAACAATCCCCTCGGGGAACTGGCACTTGAAATCATTCAAGAGGAATCAAGATGGTGAGCGGACACGGTGGCCGCCGCCCTGGTGCTGGCCGCAAGGCTGGAACGGCCACCCAGAAGACACGGGACATTGCCGACCGAGCGGCTTCAGAGGGGAAGACGCCGCTAGAAGTCATGCTCGACGTGATGCGGCGCGCGTCGTTTCAGCAGGACGATGCCCTGGCCCTTGAAGCAGCCAAGAGCGCTGCGCCTTACGTTCACCCGCGGCTGTCGAGCATCGAGCACGGGGGGAAGGATGGGCAGCCCCTGCAGTTGGAAGTGGTGAGCGGCGTTCCCCGTGCCGCGGATTGACCTGGGCTACAGAGCCCGCCCGCAGTTCGAGCCCTTCCACATGCGCCGGCAGCGTTGGTCCTGCCTTGTGGCGCATCGGCGCGCGGGCAAGACGGTCGCGTGTGTCGCTGATCTGGTAGACGCTGCGCTGAGGTGCCGGAAGCCAGAGCCGCGCTTCGCCTACATCGCGCCTCTGTTCGTCCAGGCCAAGGACGTGGCGTGGGCCTACGTGAAGCGCTTCACTGCCCCGATCCCGGGTGTTCAGTTCAACGAAGCCGAGCTGCGCGTTGACCTGCCCAACAAGGCGCGGATCAGGCTCTACGGGGCAGACAACTACGACCGGCTGCGCGGCCTGTACCTGGATGGCGTCATTCTGGACGAGTACGCAGACATGCCGCCCGCTGCCTGGGGTGAGGTGATCCGGCCGGCGCTGGCCGATCGCCAAGGCTGGGCGGTGTTCATCGGAACGCCAAAGGGGCGCAACCTCTTCTGGGAGAAGTGGGAGCAGGCGAAGAGCGACCCGGAATGGTTCGCCATGATGCTGCGGGCCAGCGAGACCGGGCTGTTGCCGCCGGGAGAGCTTGAGGCGGCCCGGGGTGAGATGACGCCCGAGCAGTACGAGCAGGAGTTCGAGTGCAGCTTTGAGGCTGCGATCATCGGCGCCTATTACGGCAAGGAACTAGCCGACGCCGAGCGGGGTGGCCGCATCGCCGATGTGCCGTATGAACCCGCCCTGAAAGTCCACACAGCATGGGACCTCGGCATCGGCGACAGCACGGCCATCTGGTTCTTCCAGGTCGCGGCCGGTGAGATTCGGGTGATCGACCACTACGAGAACCACGGTCAGAACCTGGCGCACTACGCAGGCGTGCTGGCGAGCAAGCCGTATCAGTATGAGCACGACTGGGTGCCGCACGACGCGCGCGTGCAGGAGCTGGGAACGGGGCGCACGCGAATTGAGACGCTCATAGGCCTGGGCCGCAAGCCGCGGCTGGTGCCAGACCACGGCCGCGAGGATGGCATTAACGCGGCTCGCCTGACGCTGCCGCGGTGTTGGTTTGACGCGGTGAGGTGCCGGGACGGTATCGAGGCGCTGAGGCAGTACCGCACCGAGTACGACGAGAAGACGCGGGCCTTCAAGAACACCCCGCGCCATGACTGGACATCGCACACGGCAGACGCCTTCCGGTACCTGGCGATGGCGTGGCGCGAACTGAAGGCGCCAGAGCCGCCGAAGCTGGCCCCCCAACATCCCTTTGAAGGCCTTCCTGACGGCTCCATCCGCTCGACTCTGACATTCCGGGAAATGGTCGAGCGGCAGGCGCGCAAGCGGAACAGAGAGGACTGACCCATGGAAGTGGCGAACTACGTCAAGGCCGCGGCGGTGACGCCCAGCGACAGCACCGTCGTGGATTGCGTCGGGTTCTTCGTGGGCGTGACGGGCAATGTGGCGATCACGCCGCTGAAGGGCTCGACTGCGGTGACGCTCAAGGGCTGCATTGCGGGGACGGTCTACCCGATCGCCTGCAACAAGATCATGAGCACCAGCACCACGGCTACCGACATCGTGGCGCTGTACTGAGATGACCGAACAGCCCCAAGGCTCGCTGGAGACACGCGACGACGCCGGCTCCGGCGGCCCGGGGCTGGTCAAGCTGTGGCTTGATGCCATCGCAGTGGCGGACAGCGACGAGAAGAACTGGCGCGAGCGCGCGGTGGAGGTGTCCAACCTGTACCGCGACGCAAAGAAGGACACGGGCCGTCAGCGGCGCTTCAACATCCTGTTCGCCAACATCGAAACCATCGTTCCCGCGCTCTACAACTCGGTGCCGGTCCCGGACGTGCGCCGCCGGTTCAGCGACCGCGACGACGCCGGCCGGGTGGTCTCGCAGATCATCGAACGCACCCTGTCCTACTCGGTGGACGCCTACGACTTCGACAGCGTCATGACCGCCGCGGTCAAAGACCAGCAGGTTGTGGGGCGAGGTGTCTCGCGCGTGCGCTATGTGCCTACGGAGATCGAGGGGTACGTCCACGAAGAGGCCCGCTGCGAGCATGTGCAGTGGGCCGACTTCCGCCGTGGTCCCGGCCGGCAGTGGGATGACGTGCAGTGGGTGGCGTTCCGGCACCTGCTGACGCGAGACCAGCTGATCCAGTTGAACCCGAAGGTCGGCGGGGCAATCGCCCTGGACACGATCCCGGAGGGCTTCGAGAAGAAGGACGGCCAGAACGAGCCACCCGACCTGTTCAAGCGCGGGTGCGTCTGGGAAATCTGGGACAAGCAGGCCCGCGAGGTGGTGTTCATCGCGCCGGCCTACAAGGACGATGCGCTCCGCAAGGAGGCGGACCCGCTGGGGCTGCAGGGCTTCTTCCCGATGCCCCGGCCGCTGTACGACGTGGCGGCCACGGACACGCTGGTCCCGACGATCCCCTACGACATTTACCGCGACCAGGCGGAAGAGCTGGACCGGATCACCAGGCGGATCACCGCCCTTGTCGCGGCCCTGAAGTGGCGCGGCATCGCAGCCGGCGAGATCGTGGGCGCGCTGAAGCAGCTGGAGGACAAGGCAGACGGCGACTTCGTGCCGACCGAGAACGCAGCGGCGTTCCTGTCGGGATCAGGCGGCGACCTGTCCAAGGCGATCTGGCTGATGCCGATCGAGCAGGCTGCCAAGGTCCTGGCGGAACTGTACCTGCAGCGCGAGCAGATCAAGAACGTCATCTACGAGATCACCGGGACCGCGGACATCATGCGCGGGTCTACCAAGGCCAGCGAAACAGCCACAGCCCAGCAGATCAAGGCGCAGTGGGGCTCGCTCCGGCTGCAGCGCAAGCAGGCGGACGTTGCCCGCTACGCCCGGGAACTGTTCCGGCTCAAGGCGGAAATCATCGCGGGCAAGTTCTCCACTGAGAACCTGCAGATGATGACCGGCATCGAGATCACGCCGGACATTGAGCAGCTGCTCCGAACGGATGTGCTCCGTCAGTACCGCATCGACATCGAGACGGATTCCACGATCCGCGCCGACCTGACGCGGGCACAGGAGAACATGACCGCGTTCCTGCAGGGGTTCGCGCAGTACATCCAGGCCGTGGGGCCAGCGGTGCAACAGGGCGCCATGCCCATGGACGTGGCGACAGACCTTCTCACCGCCTTCGCACGGGCCTTCAAGCTGGGGCGCCAGGCTGAAGACGCGCTGGAGCGGATGGGCGCCCAGGCCCAGCAGCAGGGGGTGCAGGGGCAGCAGGGCGCGGAGCAGGCCGCTCAGGCTCAGGCCCAGATGGAGCAGGCCAAGCTCCAGGGACAGATGCAGATCGAGCAGGCCAAGGCGCAGACCGGCATGCAGATGGCCCAAATAGAGGCGATGCGCGCCCAGCAGGAAGCGCAGTTTGCCCAGGCAGAGCACGCGCTGAAGATGGAAGAGCTTGAGCTGAAGCGGCAGATGCTGCGCGAGAAGCACCAGATGGACCTGGCGAAGATGGCGGCCCAGGCGGCGATGCCGCAGAAGCCGGCAAAGCCGGAGGCCCGTCAATGAGCTACCCGAACGCTCGTCAAGTCGGCGTCCTGCATATCATCACACAGGCGATGAATGCCGCGGGCTATGGACAGCCGCGTTTTGAGCGCGAAACAGACACGTTGGTCTTTTCGTCGTACCGGCACCCCGACGACGACATCAGCATCACGGTCAGCGCCGCCGAATGCGCTCACCGTGACCCGTTCACCGTGGCTCAGCAGAAGATGGACGAGGCGCTGGAGCGGCTTGCGCCGGAGGCCCGCGCATGACCGTCTACGTCTTGAGGGACGGCCAGCTTGTTCCGAAGGACGAGGCCCCGCCCAAGGGTGGCGTCATGATCATTCGCGACCTGCCGGCCTACAAGTCCCCGCTCGGAACGGGCGTGATCGATGGTCGCGCCGCCCGCCGTGAGGACCTGAAGCGCAACGGCTGCCGCGAGGTCGATCCCTCTGAGTGGCGGCCGACCTACCGCAACGAACGCTTTGCCCGGTCGCGTGGCCTACCGCTGACCCGCGACTAACCGCCGGCCCCTCGACGGCACCGGCACATCCCCAGGAGAGACATGGACGAACTGACCAACGGCGCGCCGGAAGGCGTCGCCGCACCCCCGGAGTCTGTGCCGCAGACCATGGAACAGACCATGGAGGCGGTGTGGGAGAAGAACAACCCGCCGCGCTCCGAGGGTGGCCAGTTCGCCGCCAAGAACCCCGCTCCCGTCGAGCCCGCTCCGGAGAGCAACGAGACATCCGACCAGCCCAGCGCTGACGGTGGAGAGCCGGCCGCAGAGCCCGCCATCTCCCCGCCCGCGTCATGGTCGGCTGACAAGAAGGCAGTCTTCGCCTCGCTTCCTCGCGAAGCCCAGGAGTACATCCTGAGCCGCGAAACCGAGGCACAGAACGCCCTCAGTCAGATGGGCAGGAAGGCCAAGTTCGCAGATGAGCTTGACCGGGTCATCGGACCAAGGCGCGACATCCTGCGTGCGGAGTACGGATCGGAAGCAAACGGCGTCAACCAGCTGCTCCAGATTTCGGACTTCGCCGCGAAGGACCCCGCCGGGTTCATCTCCTGGTTCGCCCAGCAGCGCGGAATTGACCTGAAGGCGCTTGCCCCCGCTCCGCAAGAGCAGGGCAGCGTAGACCCCGTACTCGCCGCCACCCGGCGCGAGCTGGACCAGATCAAGGCCCACCTCCAGAACCAGAACCGCGTCCAATCCGAAACGCAACTGCGGACCACGGCCTCACTTGTCGAGCGGTTCGCCGCCGATCCCCAGAACAAGCATTACCAGGATGTCCAAGACGACATGGTGATGCTGATTCCGGCGATCATGCAGCAGAACCCCGGCAAGAGCCCGGAAGATGTCCTGAAACTCGCCTACGAGAAAGCCTGCCGCGCCAATGACGCGGTGTGGGGCAAGATCGAGGGCGAGCGGCGCCAGGAAGAGGAGCGGAAGCGGAAGGAGGAGGCGGAGAAGAAGGCCGCGGAAGCCAAGCGTCACCAGTCCATCAACGTCCGTGCGGGCCAGGGCGGAAACCCTGTCGCGCCGAAGTCGATGGAAGAGACGATGGCCCAGGTCTTTGACCGGCTCAGTGCGGGTGGCTGACCCACAATCCACCTGGATAGGAGACAGCCGCCATGGCTTCCCCCAACACCACCTTTACGGAGATGGTCACGACCACTCTCCGCAATCACCCCACACAGGTGGCCGACAACGTGTCGGACCACAACGCCTTGTACAGCCGCATGAAGTCCAAGGGCAACATCAAGAAGCTCTCGGGCGGCTACGAGATCGTGCGTCCCCTCGACTATGCCGAGAACGCCACGTTCCAGCGCTACAGCGGCTTCGACACCCTGAACGTCCAGGCTTCCGACGTGCTGTCGGCGGCCAAGTACGACTGGGTGCAGTCGGCGGTGCATGTCGTCGCCAGCGGTCGCGAACTCCGCATGAACAGCGGACGCGAGCAGATGATCAATCTGGCGTCGGCGCGGACGAAGAACGCCCTTCGGACGGCGGCCAACAACATGTCCGTGGACCTCTACTCGGACGGCGCGCTGACCAACCAGATGGGCGGCCTGGCCCACATCATCCAGACCAACGGCCAAGGCACGGTCGGCGGCATCAACTCCGCCACCTACACCTTCTGGCGGAACCAGTTCCGCGAGATGACCGGCACCAACGCGTTCACCAAGAGCACCATCAAGGGCGAGTTCAACACGCTCTGGCTCTCCTGCGTCCGCGGCGCCGACAAGCCGGACCTGATCGTCGCGTCCAACGACGTGTATTCGGCCTACTGGGAGTCCCTCCAGGACCTCCAGCGCTACGCGTCGGACGACAAGGCCGCCGCCGGCTTCGCGGCCCTCAAGTACGTCACGGCTGACGTGATCTTCGACAGCAACTCCAACTTCAGCACGACGGCGGAGAGGGCCTATTTCCTCAACACCGACTACCTGGAGCTGGTGGTCCACTCGGAAGCGAACTGGACCACGCTGGACGACAAGATGTCCGTCAACCAGGACGCTGTGGTCATCCCCATCATCTGGCAGGGCCAGCTGGTGTGCTCCAACCGGAGCCTCCAGGGCATCCTGATCGACGCCTCGTAAGGAGGGCCTATCCATGTTCATGATCGGTATCGACATCAACAGCGTCTCGACCACCGCGCAGTACACCCCCGGCACCATCGGGGCGGTCTTCGATGACGGCTTCTACAAGGTCTACAAGTACGTCAAGTACAGCGACGGGACGGCCAACCTCGACCTGGCGGCCGGCGATGTCGTGTACTACGTCGATGACACCGGCTACGGCACGCACACCGTCACGGCGGATGTGTCGGATGCCACCGGCCAGGAGATCGGCGCGGGCGTGGTCGTGGCCGCGGTCACCGAGGATGCGTCCTACTTCTGGGTGCAGATCAAGGGTGCCGCGACCGTCACCGAAGCCCTCGGTGGCTCGGCCGGCGACGGCGATCCGCTGACCTGCGTCGGCGCGTCCGACAAGGCCCTGACCAAGGCGGCGGAAGCGGACAGCACGGGGGTCTACAAGCCCGTCGTGGCGTTCGCAGTCGATGCCTCGGCCAAGGAAATCATCTGCGATTTCCCGTACTGAGCACACGGGGGCGGTTCTTCGGGGCCGCCCCTTTTCCTTTCAACCACCACAGGAGAGTGCCTTGTTTGCTGACCTGTCCCGCGGCGCGTCCCTCTCGCCCGCACTGGAACCCCAGAACCTCCCGGCGATTCACCCCGTCGAGTTCTGGACCGACTACCAGCCTCGGGGGGACGGGCAGTACGATCCGGTGGACTGGGTCCGCTGGGTCAAGAAGGGCCAGATCAACGGAGCGACCACGGAAGACAAGGTCGCCCGGGTCGAGAAGCACAACAAGGCCGCCTGGTCTGTCCTCCAGCCCTACTATGAGGCGTGGAAGAAGAAGGAAGACGCGCCGGTCAACGGCACTCCGCTCGACGCCTGCCCCTTCGTGACGCGCGAGCAGGTCAAGGTGCTGGCCGGCTTCCACCTGAAGTCCGCCGAGGATGTCGCGAGCCTGGAAGACAGCGCCCTTTCGCGCATCGGCATCCCCGGTGTCCGCGCCCTGCAGCAGAAGGCGCGGGCCTTCGTGGAGGCGCAGAAGGGCCAGGCGATCGTCGCCGAGGCGATGGCCTCGCGTGATGCGCTGATCGAGCAGCAGGCCCAAGAGCTGGCCGAGCTGCGCAGGACCGTCGAGCACCTGGCCGCACAGTCCGGCCGCACCCGCCGCCAGCGCCCCGGCGACATCGCCGAGAACGTACCGGAGTAACGCCACATGACCTTGCTGACGGTTGTACAGAACGCCTCGCGCCGGCTGGGGCTCACCACCCCATCCGCGGTGATCGGCTCGTCCGACGCAACCGTCATCAAGCTCCTGGGGCTGTCGAACCAAGGCGGGTGGGAGCTTGCAAGGCGAGCCAACTGGCAGGCCCTGACCAAAGAGAAGACGTTCACCTCAGTTGCTCAGGAGAGTCAGACCGGGGCCATTCCCACCGATTTCGACCGGATCATCAACGACACGTTCTTTAACCGGACCCGCAAGCGGCAGGTGGTGGGCCCCCTCACGCCGCAGCAGTGGCAGGCGCAGAAATCCATCATCGCCACCGTCCTGTACGACAGCTTCCGCATCCGCGGTGACGCCATCCTGCTGCTGCCCACCCCGCCGGCAAGTGACACCTACGCCTACGAGTACATCTCGTCCTACTGGGTGGACACCGACGCGGACGGCGACGGTGACGCGCTGGCGTGGGAGGCGGATGACGACGTTGCGCTGCTCGATGAGGAGCTGCTGACGCTCGACCTCGTGTGGCGGTTCCGCCAGTCCAACGGACTGGATTACGCGGAGGCGTTCAACACCTTCGAGATGCAGGCCGCCCAGGTTATTGCGAGGGACGGCGCCAAGACGCTCATCTCCATGTCAAACGAGACCAGCTACGACCGGCCCCGGTATCCGGGTGTCCAGGAAGGCAACTGGAGCCTCTGATGCAGCTCCGCCGGGTCTCTCAGCGAACCGCGTCGGTCGCAACATCGATCCCGGCGCCCGTCGAGGGCTGGGACGCCATCTCCGCGCAGGCGGACATGCGACCGGCGCGGGCCATCGTCCTGGAGAACTTCTTCCCCGAGCCGGGACAGGTGCGGCTCCGGCGTGGATTTTCCTCGCATGTGACCGGCATGACCGGGGCCGTCGAAAGCCTCATGACATGGAACGGCGGGACATCCTCCAAGATGTTCGCCGCGGCCAACAACGAGATTTACGACGTGACGGCTTCCGGCGCCGTTGGCTCCGCTGCGGTCACCTCCCTGACCAATAACCGCTGGCAGCACATCAACTTCGGAGCGGGTGGCGGGTCGTACCTGGTCATCGCCAATGGCGCGGATTCGGTGCGGAACTATAACGGGTCGGCTTGGTCCACCCCCTCGATCACGGGCGTGACCTCGGCCGACCTCATCCACGTGATGGCCCATAAGCGGCGCCTGTACTTCATCAAAAAGAACACTCTGTCCGTGTGGTACCTCGGCTCCGCAGCCATCTCGGGTGCAGCAACAGAGTTTCCCATGGAGGCGGTGTTCCGCCGCGGGGGTCACCTCATGACCTTCGGGTCTTGGTCGGTGGACGGCGGCGACGGCTTGGACGACATGGCCGTATTCATCACCTCGGAAGGCGAGGTGGCGGTGTATCAGGGCCTCGACCCAGGAGCGTCGGACTGGTCGCTGGTCGGCCGGTACGACATCGGCGCGCCGATCGGCCGGCGGTCCCTGCTGAAGGTGGGCGGCGACCTGGGTGTCATCACGGTCGACGGCTTCGTGCCGCTGTCCTCGGTGCTGCAGGTGGACCGGGCGGCAGTGGAAAAGGTCAGCCTGTCCAACCGGATCAAGAACGCTGCCAACGAGGCCGGCAGGCTCTACAAGGACAATTTCGGCTGGCAGGCCATCGGCTACCCCCGCGGCAACTGGGCGCTGTTCAATATCCCTGTCGCCGAGACGCAGACGGCGCATCAGTACGTCATGAACATCCTGACGGGTGCGTGGTGCAAGTTCACCGGCATCAACGCCAACTGCTGGGAAATCCTCAACGACATGCTCTATTTCGGGGGCAACAGCGGCAAGGTCTACCTGGCGGACGATGGCTTTGACGATGACGGGGCGGTGCGGGAAGGCAATATCAAGACCGCCTTCAACTACTTCGGCAAGCGGGGGCAGCTGAAGCAGTTCAAGCTGGTCAAGCCGATCATCACCTCTGACGCCGAGGTGTCCCCGGCCGTGGAACTCAATGTCAACTTCGAGGATCGCTACCCCACCGCGGTTCCGAGTACCGCCGGCACATCCGGCCCCTTCTGGGACGAAGAGGACTGGGACGATGTGTTCTGGGGTGGGTCTGCGGACATCACCCAGGCATGGACCGGGGTTGTGGGGCTTGGGGTGTGCGCGGCGGTGCGGCTCCGCATATCGAGCGACTCTGCGGACATCGCTCTCGCCGCCTTCGATGTGATTTACGAGCCCGGCGGCGTTTTCTGATGCAGTGCGTCTACGGCCTTGACCAGGCGGTATGCGCCTGGGTGGCGGCGCGCGTCCCGTACCTGACCGGATTTGGCCCATCCGTGGCGGTTGGAGTGGCCCGCGGAAGCGTGATCGTCGCGGGGATCGTCTGGCACGCCTACAGCCCAACGCAGCCGGGCGGGAACATAGAAGTGACCATGGCCGCGGACTCGGCCATGTGGCTGCGCCCGCGCATCCTGACGGAGCTACTGAACTATCCGTTCAAGCAGCTTGGCTGCCACCGCATCACGGCGGTAGTGGCGCGGAAGAACAAGCGGTCTCGCCGCTTCGTGGAGCACTTCGGATTCAAGCTGGAGGGCGTCGTCCGGCAGGGCTTCGGCCAGGAGGACGCGATGATTTACGGCATGTTGCGGTCTGAGTGCCGCTGGCTGAAGGAGTAGGCCCGTGGGAAAGAGCTACAAGGCGCCGGCCGCGCCCGACCCGAAGGTGACCTCGGAAATTCAGGGCGAAGTCAACAAGGACACTGCCCTGTTCAACCGCAACATCAACATGTTTGATGAGGTGGGGCCAGGCTACAGGGTCACGTATCAGCCAATCGCCGCGCCGAAGGTCAACACGGACGGTCTCGACAAACTGCGCACCGGGACTGGTGGGCAGGACTACCTCACCCGGTATTCCGACGTGATGGACGCCTACAACACGAACAAGCCGGCGCTCGGGAACAAAACGGCCGACCAGTTCGCGTGGGAGCACTACAACACCAGCGGTAAGAACGAGGGCCGGACCTGGACCGGCACGCCGTCCCTCGCGAACGGGGTCATTGACCAATATGTCGGCCTGACCGGCGGCAAGACCCAGTTTGACGACCTGCGTCGCGGCACGGGCTATCAGGGCGCCTTCGGGGGCGGGAAGTTTGAGGAGTACCTGAAGAACTCCGCCTACGACACCCGGGTCGATTACATCAACAAGCTGATCGCCGCGGGCGCGGACCCGGACTATATCGACCAGCTGACCGCGACGCTTCCCGACCCGTCAACGGTGGCCAACCGCTACCGCCGGGTGACCGAGATGGACCCGGCGCAGAAGGCCATCTACGACAAGGAACAGCAGCTCACGGGCAAGCTGTTCGACACCGCGGAAGGCCAGCTTGGGCGCATCAACACCGCCCTCTCCACGCCGCTGGACCTGACTGGCCTGAACCCGCTCGTCACGTCGATCCTCGGCAACACGCTGGGCGGGAATGCGGCGCTGGCGAACGGCCAGATTGATCCCAACGTGGGGCTGGACAAAGGCACTTTCGATCAGCTGCGTCGGCAGGCCGGGTTCCAGGGGGAATTCGGCGGCGGCAATTTTGAGAATTGGCTGAAACAGCAGCCGGAGTCCGTGAGACAGGGGTACATCGCCAACCTCCGCTCCGCCGGGGTGGACCCTGACTATCTGGTCCAGCTGGGCGAGAAGCCGGACGACACCTTCGCTCTCAACCAGGAGCGGAACAAGACCGAAGCGGCCCTGTTCGGCCGGCTCAATCCGCAGCTGCAGCAGCGCCGGGCCGAGAAGGAAGCCCAGCTGATCAACCAGGGCGTGACGCCCGGGTCGGCGCGGTGGAACTCCGAGATGGACGACCTGGCGCGGCAGGAAAACGACCTGCGGCTTGGTGTGACGGGCCAGGGGGTGAACGAACTTGCCACCCTGTTCGGGCTCCGGCTGTCGGACGCGCAGCTGGCGAACGCGGCCCGGTCCCAAGGTCTGCAAGAGCGGGCCTACGTGCAGAACCAGCCCATCAACCAGCTGTCGGCCCTGCTGGGGCTCACCCAGGTCGGCATGCCACAGGCCACGATCCCAGCCCCCCAGGGCGTGCAGGCACAGCCCGGGGACTATCAGGGCGCGGTCTACAACAACTACTCCGGCGCGCTGCAGAACGCCCAAATGCGGGCACAGCAGCAAAGCTCGATGATGGGCAGCCTGTTCGGGCTGGGTGGCGCGGCGCTGGGCGGCTGGGCCTACGGCGGCTTCAAGTAAGGGGTTGAGCGATGCAATCAGGACTCGGCTTCCTCCCGCAGAAGAGCGGGCGCACCGACCTCTCCGAGCTTTACAAGCGCCGGATGGCCCAGATGCTCCTGGAAACCGGGGCGAACACGGCGCCCGTTTCCGGGCCGCTGGAGGGGCTGGCGCGGGCGCTCCAGGCCGGCGTGGGCGGGTACATGGCCCACCGAGCGGATGAGGATGAGCGGGGAAAGCAGTCCGCCATTGCGCGCGAACTCGCCGCCGCGTTCTCCCCCCAGACAGCCCCCGATCCGACCGTTGCCGGGCCTCGCGCCGGCACCGGGACGGTCAGCCAGCCGACCAATGACTCTGTCGTCGCGGCGCTGCTCGGCTCCTCCATGCCGGAGGTGCAGCAGATGGGCTCGCAAATGCGGCTGTCGGGCCTCCAGAAGCAGATGGAGACCCAGGCGGCGCTGCAGGAATACGGCGGCAAGAAGGGCATAGACCTGCAGTTTGACCCGCGGATTGCGGGACAGACGGAAGCCGCCAAGAACCCGGCTTTGATCGAGCGCGCCCGGGGCGAAACGGACGCGCGCAACCAGTCCGAGCTGAACTACAAACCGCAGATTGAGGCTGCGCTGAACCCAATCCTGGCAGGCCGGGCTGGGCTCGTGCAGGACGCACAGAATGCCTCAGACCTGAGCTTCAAGCCTCGCATTGCCGGCGCGACGCAGGACGCACAGAACCAAAGCAACCTGACGTATCAGCCGCAGATCACGGCGGCCAATGAAACGGCCAAGAGCGACGTGGCCCTGTCCCCGGCTCCCGCGGGCGTACCGGGCTTGCCGGTTGGGGCCACGCGCGCGCAAGCCGAAGCGGCTGCCAAGGCAACCGGCGACAAGCCGACCGACACACAGAGGGCAGCGGCGGGCTTTGCCGAGCGGATGACCAACGCCCGGCAGATCATCGACCAGCTGGAGCAGACCAAGGGCTTCAATCCCGCTGGCGCGGTGACATCCCTGGCCCGGTGGTCGGGTGCTAACTCCGCAATGTCGGCCGATGCCCAGAGGTATTGGCAGGCCGCTGACAACTGGGTTCGCGCGAACCTCCGGAAGGAATCCGGCGCGGTCATTGGCACGGACGAAATGGCGGCGGAGATCGCCAACTACTTTCCGCAGCACGGTGACAGCCCGGAGGTCATCGCTCAGAAGGCGGCCAACCGTAAGCAGGTCGAGGAAAACTTGATCCGGCAGTCCGGCTCTGCTGCTGGGCGATCGCCAGAGGCAACAACCCCTGAACGGATCGCCCTCGAAGAGGAGGCCCGGCGGCGGGGGCTGATCCAATGACAGACCTCTCCGGCCTCTCCGACGACGAACTCCTCCGCATGCTCGGCCAGCAGCAAGCGGGCCCGCGCACCGCGCCTGTGGCCCCGCCAGTTGCTGAGATGGCGGATGAGCAAATCTTAGCGGCTCTGGGCATCGCGCCCGCCCCGGTGGGCGACCCAAGCAAGGCCAGCTCCGGGTTTGCGCAGGGCTTGATGGACCCCGCTGTCGCGGCGACTCAGATTGGAGCGCGCCTGCCCTCCAACATGGAGGGGATGAACGCATTCACCATGGGCTTCATGCCAGGAATGGATGGCGTCGGGCCGATGGGCGTGTCGTCCGCGGAATTCGACCAGCAACTGAAGCAGGATGAGGCCAACTATCAGGCCCGCCGCAAGGTGGAAGGTGACGAGGGCATTGACTGGGATCGCTTGGGCGGCCAGGTGGCGGGGACAGCCCCGTTGATGGCCATGGCCCCGGTGCCCGCAACCATCGGCCAGGCCACTGGCATTGGCATTGGAACTGGCGCCCTGTCCGGCCTCCTGTCGCCCGTCACGAACGGTGGCGAGGACTTCTGGAAGGAGAAGGGCAAGCAGGTCGGCATAAATGTCGCTGGGGGGCTCGTCGGCGGACCTCTCGCCTATGGCGCGTCCCGCGTGGTCCAGCCACAGACCGACAAGGTGGTCAAAGCTCTGATGGAGCGGGGGATCACCCCGACCCCGGGTCAAATCCTCCGCGGTGGCTGGCAGCGCGCAGAAGAGAAGTTGACGAGCGTTCCGGTGCTCGGGGACCTAATCAAGAACTCGCAGCGCCGGGCCGTTCAGGACTTGAACCGAGCCGCCTATGACAGCGCCTTGGACAACATCGGCACCAAAGCGTCCGGCGCCGTTGGTCGCGAGGGCGTGGAGGAGGTCAAGCGAACGATCCAGGGCGCCTACGACAAACTCCTGCCAAAGCTGAAGCTGGTTCCGGATGATCAGCTATTGTCTGAGGTGGAGTCAGCCCTTGGACGTGCCGCAATGGTCCCTGATGCGGTGAAGCAACAGGCCCGGGACTTCTTTGAGCAGCAGGTGACGAACCGGCTTCGGGAAACAGGGGGGGTGATCGACGGGAACACCTTCAAAGGCATTGAGAGCGAGTTTGCCCGCGTTGCGAGCAAGATGAAGGCTGACCCTCGCTATGATGTGAACCGGATGGGCGAGGCCCTGGATGATGTCCTAGGCGCGCTACGACAGAACCTGGACCGCAGCAACCCGGAGTTCGCTGGTGAACTGGCGAAGATCAACAGGGCATGGGCGGAGTATGCTCGCATCCGGGATGCGGCGGGGCGCACCGGGGCGACTGACGGCGTCTTCTCCCCCGCCCAACTCCAGGCCGCCGTACGCGCTGGCGATAAGAGTAAGGGGAAGGACGCGTTTGCCAGGGGCACGGCTCTCGGGCAAGACTTATCAGACGCGGCGGTTGACGTTCTTGGGCAGGCATACCCGGACAGCGGGACTCCCGGCCGCATCTTCGCCGGAGCGCTCGGGGCCGGCGGCCTCGGCATGGTCAATCCACTTATCCCCATGGGGGTAGGCGCCGCGGCGCTTCCATACACCTCGGTAGGGCAGCGCCTGGCCGCCGCTCTCCTGACCCAGCGGCCGAGCGTCGCCGGCCCCGTCGCAGAGGGCGTCAGGCGCGGCGGCGTGCCGGCCTCTGTAGCGATTGCACAGATGCTTGCACAATCCAATCAGTGAGGGGATAGCCGCGGCGGCAGCGCCAGCCAGCAATCCGCGCCACATCTCGTCATCTGTCATACCCCGACACTACCACAGCCCCAACCGATAGGGGCGGTGGAAAAGCACACCCAAATTCCACCAACGGAGTCCTCCCGATGGCCTTCAACGGATCGGGCACGTTCAACCGTGTCTACAACTGGGTCACCGACAAGGCGAACGCCATCAAGATCACCGCGTCCAGGGTGGACACGGAGATGGACGGCTTCGCCACCGGCCTGTCTACCTGCATCACCAAAGACGGGCAGACGACCATCACGGCCGACCTCCCTATGTCCACCTTCAAGCACACTGGGGTTGGGAACGCTTCTGCTCGCACCCACTACGCAGCCGCCGGGCAAATCCAGGACGAGGCCCTGGTGTTCGTCGCCGCGTCCGGTGTGGGCGGGACGGGCAACGCCATCACCCTGACCCCGACGCCCGCGATCACGGCGATGGTGGCGGGCAACCGCTTCTGCTTTCTCGCAGAGGCGACGAACACCGCGGCGACGACTATCGCGGTATCCGGCCTCACGGCGACGGATGTGCGGATCAACGGCGCCGCCCTGGTCGGGGGCGAGATCGTCAGTGGGCGCCTCTACGAGGTGCGATACGACGGCACCTATTGGAACCTGTCAGCCATCGGCGCGGGCATCTACCAGGGCACCCACGAGTTCTGGTTGCCTGCCGCAGGGTTTACCCCCCGCACAACCAACGGTGCCTCTCCCAGCACGTCTGAGAGCACGACAAACGACGTGATGACGAAGACGCTGGACTTCGACCAGACCACGTCGGAAGGCGCCCAGGCGCAAATCGTGTTCCCAAAGAGCTGGGACGAGGGGACGATTACCTTTGTCCCGTACTGGACAGCATCCAGCGGCTCCGGTGGCGTGGTCTGGGCGCTCCGCGGTGTCGCGCTGTCCAATGACGATGCCATCGACACTGCTTACGGCACAGAACAGACGAGCACGGACACACTGATTGCGACGGGTGACATTCACGTCGGCCCCGAATCCTCGGCCATCACGATAGCCGGCACGCCGGCCGCGGGCGACTGGGTGTCCCTTGAGATCAAGCGGAACACCTCGGACGGCTCCGACACCCTCAACGCGGATGCAAAGCTGCTTGGCGTCCTGGTCCGCTGCAAGATCAACGGGGCGAACGACGCATGATCATCTCACCCTTCGGGCCGTTCTATATGGCGCCGGGCGGCGGGCCGACTGACCCGCTCTGGTCATTTGTCGTGGCGCTCTTGCAGCCGGGCGCCGGTGCGTCGAGCTACACCACAGACGAGACAGGCAAGGCGGTCACGCTCGTGGGCGATGCGGCCCTCTCCAGTACAACACCTTTCGGTGACATCAAGAGTTTCGCGCTTGATGGCGGGGCTGATTTCGTCCGGCTCGGAGATTCATCCTCCTGGGCGTTCGGGACGGACCTTCTCACGATTGAGGTGATGGTGCGACCGACCGCCACCTCAACCAACCGTCAGGTGTTCTTCCAAGGCCCGGACCTCTCGAACAACATCACCTGCTATCTCAACACGACCGACTTCCCGGTTTTCCAGGTCACGAGCGGCGGCTCCAACTTGGTGTCAATCACAGGGACGACGGCGCTCACGACCAGTTCTTGGAACTACCTCGGGATCACGCGCCGCACCGGAAACGAATGGGCGGTTAAGGTCAACTCAGGGTCGGAGAACACGGCAACAGCAAGCATCTCCGTCCCGGACTTCTCCGGCAATTGGGATTGGGGCGGGATCGACGGTGTTGGCAATTACATGACCGGCCAAATGACCATGATGCGGATCACGCGCGGTGCGTCCCGCACCTTGATAAGCCCGGCGACATCATATCCGGTCAGTTGACGGCGGTCACCCGAATGTCAACGCTCGTCCTGGGGTCCGTCATCTCGGCGGACGCATTCGTCCGGTGAATCGCATAACCGTCGAAGATTGCGCAGTCCCCCACTTCAAACGCGGGGGCGAATAATTCGCCAGCTCCCTCCAGGGAATCTGTAGATATGGACCAGCCATCCGCGCTTGGCGGCAAGATGGCTGCCGTTTGAGAAACAAGAAACTCGATGGCGGGCGCTGTGTGGCCGCACGGAGTGAGGGGTATCCAAATGGTCAGGTCTTCGCCTCGGTGGAACTGTCGGTCTTGATGCCAAAGCCACTCAGTCCTCCGGGGGCTCGTAGCGCTATTCTCCGGACGAGCCCATCCGGAGTGGTAGGAGAACCTTGGCGCCACAACCTGCCCGATAGTGCGAAGCACCACAGGCGATGACCGGAACATGAGGTCTAATGCCGACACGGCCAAGGGGACGTGCTGAATAGGGAAGGCCGGCGAGCGTCGCAGGAAGTCCAGTTCACCGAAGCGTGAAAGGGCCGAGTTCTTCCCGAGCCTGCCTGGGCTGTTCGCGTAGGTACAGGCGAAGTGATCGGCCACTTCGATAGCGTCCCGAAGCTCGACCAGGAGCCGGTGGGATGCCGAGAACGCATTACGCACTACCGCCAGGTGGTGCTGCCGCAGGGCGGCGACAACGGCGCCCGCGCCAGCCGAGGCATCTACTTCAGCTTCTCCCATCTGCCACCCCCGAAATTGTCCGGCTTTCTACCACCAGAGGCAATCAATGCGCTACGACCTATACAAGGGCGCGGCATTCGTCGCGTCGTATCAATTTGATGGCGAGCCGCCCGAGCTGCATCCCAACAAGGGCCGGCTGCTCAAGAACGACCCGCCGTCCTACGATCCCGCCACCCAGAAGCGGGTCCAGGACGCGGTGACGGAGGAGTCCACCGAGGTCACCTACACCGTGTCCGACCTGACCACGGAGGAGCTGGACGCTCTCCACCCGCGCAAGATGCTCTCCGGGTTTCAGGCAATCACCCTGATTTCGGACGTGATCGGGGAAACCCGCTTCGAAGAAATCTGGGACGACAACCGCCTGAAGAAGCTACAGCGCCGGGTGAACTCCTGCCGCGACGTGGACCCCGCCGACATGCCCGGAGTCTTTGCTCTGATCGCCTCGGTTGATGAGACCTACATCACCCAAGCGGAACAGGACGCCATCATGGCCGCCTGGCCGAGGGCGTAGCCATGGGCTGGCTGCGCGCGGTCGGCTCCACTCTCTCCCGCCTGCTCAACGCCATCATCCTCGGCCGCACGCCCCGATTCACGACTTCCGCGGAGGCGTGGTGGATGGCCCGCTATGGCGATACAGAGCACGAGCGGGCCACTGGCGCACGGCTGGTTACCTGGATCGATCGCCTGCCACTGAACGGCCCCGGGCACTGCAAAGGCGCCTGGGAAGATCACCGGGCCTTCATGCAGGGGCGGATCGCACGGGCGTCGCTGATCGACGGCTTAACGCCGAGAGATCGATGACCAAAATTCGTGCGCGCCGGCGACTGAGCGGCTTGCGCGCGGAGTAATCCGTTACGACAATGGGAAGTGCCGCCGCTGAAAAGCGGGGCCAGGCCGGCGAGCGGGACGAAGGTTCCTAGGCCAGATATCCCGCCGCCGCGCCTCTCTCGATCCCCGGACGGACTCTACATCCGCGAGGGGCTCTAACATCCACCCTCAAGCAGCGAGGAAAGATGCCTGATCCGACTTTGCCCACCCTCGACTCTGTTGGCAACTGCCAATCGTTCGCCGTCGAGCGCATCCCCGAGGTGACCTACAAGGGGCACCGAGTCGTGACCACCGCGACACTGGCGGCGGCTTACGGCGCTGGCAGCAAGCACATCCAAGACAACTTCTCCAACCACGCTGAACGGTTTGAGGAGGGAAAGCACTTCTACCGGGTGGTGGGAGCCGAGTTGCGGGCCTTCAAGAACTACCCCGACAATATCGGGTTAGTGGACCCGCACGCCCGCCATCTCATCCTCTGGACAGCCAAAGGCGCGGCGCGGCACGCAAAGATTCTCGACACCGACGAAGCCTGGGAGGTGTTCGAGAAACTGGAAGACGCCTACTTCGAGGGCGCGCCCGCAAAGGTAACGCGGATCGGCACCGCCAAGGAGGTGGCGGGGGTCTTCCGCAGCTACTACGGCATTGCCCGGCTGATCGGATGTGATCGCAACCAATCGGCGCTTGCCGCGAATCGGGCTGTCGTTTCCGAGGTGGGCATCGACCCTCTGGAGGCACTCGGCATCAAGGCCCTGGTCGCGCCGCAGCAGGCAAAGGACCTCACGGTCACGATGCTGGCGGAAGAGATGAAGGTGAAGTCCGCCATCGCCATGAACCAGCTTCTTTCGGAACGCGGCTATCAGGTCGGCAAGCGCGACTCCCGGGGCCGGGCCTATTGGGAGCCGACCGCCAAGGGGCAGCCCTTCGCCATCTGGAAGGACACCGGCAAGAAGCACTCCAACGGCACCCCAGTCCGCCAGTTGTTCTGGGCCGCCTCTCTGGTACCGGCGCTTCAGACGGACGTGGCCAATGACTGAGACGGAACGGCTGGTCGCTGAGTGCCGAGAGACATGGGGCGAGAGGGCTGCCAGGGAATTGGCGGAACTGTTCGGCCTGAACTATGACGAGTTGAAGGAGCCGGAGGCCGCATAGCCCCCACTCCATAGCGCAACAGCAAGGGCGGTTCTTCGGAGCCGCCCTTTTTCTTTGGGCAAGTGAGAGCCCCCGCCAGCCCTCAACGATCCCGTCGCGCGCCTTCAACAAGCCCGTGACATCACCGCGC